TTAAGTTCGATATAGTGTGCAGCTTTGGCGCTGGTGCAATCGTATGAGTCAAAGATACCGGGTGACTTAACTAAGTCAGGATACAGGCTCTCTTTGAGGTAGTTAAATAACTCTTCTTCTTTCATCGGAAAGGCGTCTCTCCGCCTAGTCCTTCTTGCAATCTGCGAAGGGATGTAGTACACCTGCGATCAGCAGTAGAGATAGCACACTCTAGGAAGGCTGATATCTGTTGCAGTGTTGCGTTCTCGTAGTGACGCATACGTAGTACTGCTTGATCCTTCTCATCTAATTCTAGGTAGGCTTTCTTAATATCTATCAGGCTAGCAAGCAGGTTGCCACCTTCTGCTGGACTAGATGAGCCGCGTGGTTGACCATCTCTAATCATCTCTTGTGCCTGCTCTAGCACTGTTCCGCTTACAATAGATGAGATAACAAAGGGCAGTAGCTGACCGAGCATAAGGGTTTCATAGTAAGCCTCATCACTTAACTGATAGCCCGACTTGTTAGCCTTCTCTTTGCGAACGTAACGTTCTGCTGCTCGCTTCATCTGGTAGGCAATACGCTTCTGGTTGTACTCTAACTGCTTAACATCTTCAACACTCATCTGCTCTGTGATGTAAGCGTTGCGAGTAATACCCCAAGCAATACATTCCTGAGCGATATCATCCTTCTCCACCCAATGCTTGTAGCGCCGATGAATTGCATAAGCAACCGATGGCGCTAACTCATAGACTATCGGGTGCAGTTCAGTCATTGTTTACCGCTTTTGGATAGGGCAAGTCGGGCAATAGCAATTTGTTAATCAAATCTTTTTTATGTTTCTTATTGTCTGGTAATAAGTAAAGATATCTATGCTTGCCTTCACGTTTAACGGGTTTCCAACCACGTTCTTGGGCCTCTTCTTTAGTTATATTATGTCCATTTTGGCGAGGATGTCTTAACCTACCTGTTTCATCTAAAAAGAAGGTTGCCTTTCCTGACATACCAGCGTAAATAGCATTACTTGCTTGGTAAATTACCCCAATATGTCCTTGAGTTGCATCAGCAAATGAAAGCACTGCATTGTAATTTGGCCTGTCCTTTTTGAACTGGCGCATTACCCTAGAGATAAACCAAGACTCAGTATTTTTAGGTATTTCATCAAGCAAAACTAACCTGTGAAGTTCAGTAACGGATCTCTTATATTCAACACCAAAAACACTAGCGCACACTGCTTCACTACAAGGTGTAGCAAAAGCCAATACTCCTACTATGTTTGATCCATCTAAAAGACCATAACACATAGGACCATTATGGATACCGTGTGAATAGTGATGTTCTTTTACAAATTCTTTACCTAATTTTGTTTCTATTTTTTCCACTCGGTAAGGGTGGAGCGATGAGGTCGGAATTGAACCGCCTTCTTCTGTCTGGAATGACAGTTGTTCTACCATTGAACTATCACCGCAAGTTTTAATCACAGTCAGTTGACTCGACTTCAGGCCAGACGCCGTCTAATACCATCATTGCAATGGCAGAGTAGTTAAGTAGATCAAGGTATGAGTCACGCAAGGACTCGTTGCTAGGCTTCACGCCTGAGTCAAGCAGGTTATTGATACGAGCTATCTTATCCCACATACGTACACGCAAACCATTAAGTGGTCCACCTGGTGAGTGAGCAATATTCTTTGGGCCGTAGTCGTGGTGCTTACGAATGAGTAAGTTGCCTGCTGAATCCATAATGCGCCAGACATCTGCGACAAAGGCTTCATCTACCTTGTCGGTGTAGGGCGCAAGAGAATTGTCTCTGCTTCCATATTTATCTCTAGGATCTGAAAGCCCATATGCTGCAAAGTCTGTACCATCTGTGACCATTCTTCTTTACTCACCCTTTCAGTTCTCCTACTAGCAGGGTTCTGGTGGCATCTGCACCATATGCTAAGTAGTGATCGTTTATATCCATACCTGGAGGCATTGTAACAATAGTTGAGTTTAATATCTCATTAGCGACACGCTTAGCAAAGTCAGCACCGGGGTTAGATCCATCTTCTTTGATGTCGTTATCGCCTACTATAAATACAGTTTCATAACCCATAAATAACTTAGGAAAGTGTGGCTTCCAAGACTGCACGCCGGGTACTCCAACTGCTGGAATACCCAACATACCGCTAGTAACTACCGCATCTAACTCACCTTCGCAGATAACTATATGCGGTGACATTGGTATTACATCTGAGACATTGTAAAGGTGCGCCTTCTGCCCAGTAGGTGAGCCATACTTAGGCTTACCATCGTTGATTCGACGGAACTTGAAGCCTACGCAACCGCCACCTGCGGTGATATAAGGGATAGATATCCATCCTTCATACATCTCGTGACCGTTGATTGGATCTGTTACCGTGCCAAGTTGGAACTTAGCAGCTACAAGTTCAGATATTCCACGTTCTTCTAGAGCGACTAGAGTTTCCGGACTTACCTCTTGGGCGTATCTCTGCGCCGCTTCCAGTAGCAATTTCGACTGCGCGTTTGAGGCCATCCTTAAACTCCAAGTTCTCTATGATGCAGACAATACTGACTGCATTACCACCCTTACCGCAGGTATGACAAAAGTATAAATTGTTGTAAGTGTTAATTACAGCAGACCTGCGTGTGTCACTATGCAAGCAACACTTAACTGATACATCAGCTCCTTCTCGGACTTCCCCACCGAAGTGAGAAACGATTGGACCTATGGGGATTGAATTTGCATCAGCGGAGTTCTTTCTCCCGCGACCTTTACCCAACCTCGACCAGTCTTGTGCTGGCATATACACCCCTTGCTCTCGCACTTATCGTGCCAGTGCGCTGCACGCTTTAGATGGTTAGCCTTGTTTTCCTCACCGGCTTTGTAACAGTTTGAGCAGATCACCAGTCAAATCCTAAACCTAGTTCTATAAAAGGCAGCGTAATAAGTAATTCTTTACGATGGTCTCCATCACCTGTAAACATAAAGTCAAAGCTAAAATCAGGATGACGTGACGTTAGATTGGTTATCTTCATTCTTCTGTCTCACTTCCACCTTGGACCACCGCTTGCTCTGTGGCATTTGTTTCTTCTTGAACTTTGCTTGCTTCCGTTTCTTCAACGGTTTGATTGTTGACGCCATTCGGGTCGCTCCAAATCTCTGCTGTTGTTAGTTCACCTTCTGGTACTGGCATTATATTTTCCCTTCCATTGTTAGTGTTCTTGTTTTCAAAAAGTTATCCTCATTTAATGTACGGTCTTCATTCCACCAACTGTTAATGCCTTTTTCTTTGGCTAAGTAACAATCTTTGCTGCAATAAAGAGCCTTAGTTTCTTTACTAGTATACCAATCGCTATTAGTTCTAGTATAGAAACAATTAGGGCAGCTAAGACATTCAGAATAGAATTTCATTGCTTCTCCTTTAACCATTGTGCTAGGTCCTGAATGACCCAGGCTTGATCTATTGAAGCGTTGCGACGCTTAACTATTACATAAGACGGTGGCACTTCCCCAAGACCACGTGCCTTCGCATAGTTAAGCGCCTCAACTTGTGCTTCTCTCCAGAACTGAGGCAACGAAAGGGTTTGCCTATTCTTGAGTTCAAGGATGTAAGTTTCCCCTGCGATAACAGTAACGATGTCGCCCTCATCCTTTGCCCCAGCCTTAGTCAGACGCTCTGCAACGGCTCCCATTTTACGGAGCCACCTCATTACATCTGTCTCAAACTGAGAACCTTTAGTCTTGTTGTACTGACTCATCTACCAATACAACCTTGTTTGTTTTGTAAACCATTTGACCTTCTTCATCTTTGACGATCTCGACTATGCCGGATTGGATCATCGCATTGAAGAAGTTAGCCAAGTCAACTTTAAGTATGGCTACTTCTCTTTCAACATCACTCATTCTAATTCCTATCTATGGTTGTTCTGCGTAGTTGCCTTGGTATCCAGCTATTACATCGTTCCTTAGCATAACACCCCAAGCATTTTTATCTGATATCTGACAGGCTGCGTAGTTTACAAACAGCGTTGCAAAGTCCTTGCCATCTGCTGTGTGTGGCCCAAAGCGGTTCTTAACAGCAGCCACCTTGAGTTCACCGTTCGATGGGTCATAGCCAAGCGTTAAGATTAACGCTGGCAGTTGACTCACTTTCCCGTGAATAGCACGTCTAGCAGGTGGTGTAGATGGTGATCCATACTCACTCTGCTCACTGACGTGGTGCAGTACAAGTACGCAGGCTTCTGTCTTACGTGCCATATCGTGCAGTTCCATCATTATCGCACGTAAGCCAGCCCACTCATTGTCAGTCTCTGCTGCTACGTTCATTAAGTTATCTATAACTATTAACTCTGGAGCCTGACCGTACAACTCCACATATGCTCTGATCTCTAACTCGATATCGTCTAGTGATGGTGATGAATCAAAGACCCATTTAATATGGCTAAGTTTTCCAAAGTGTTTATCGTAGTAGTGCTTATCGTTAGATAAGTTTAACTCCACCGATACCTGTGAATGACCGGATGCAACGGATGCTGCTCTCATCATTACAGTTGTGGTATCTGTATCTGCCGAGAAGAAAAGCGTTGATACATTTGCCTTCATCGCATAGACGAGTGCAAACATAGACTTACCAGCGTTAGGTGCTGCAGCTACCATACAGACCTGTCCTCGACGGAACTTAATCTGCTTAGCCGACAGCGCCTGCCACACGTCAGGTAGTGGTGTTGCTTTGGTAAGCACCCCACTCCAAGCACGTGATAAGTCAAGCAACGTCTTCCCCTCTCAACGTAATATTTCTTTGTCGGCGGATCAACCGCCTTTGACTTTCAATTAGACCGCCCCAAATTCCAAAGCGTTCTTTGTTTATTCCCCATTCTGCACACTCGGTACGGTGTATACAACTACCGCAGATAGACTTTGCTATTGCAATGTCTCTCGTATCAGATGTCTGTTCTGGAAACCAGAAATCACCACCGACTGTAGCGCAACCAGGGCTTTCATAAAACCTTGGTTCGCGCACAGGTTATCTAATCCAGATAGTCTCGCACTTATCTGTTGCACCCTTTGGAGCCGCACACATATAGCCCTTCCAAGGTCCACGAGCTGATGTACCTGTACGTAGTGCCATCACTCCGTGACGGCAAGACTGTGATCCATCTGCAGCAGGTGCTGCTGCAACTGGTGTTGCATTAAATGCTGCTGCAACTGATGCAACTGTTGGTGCTGGTGCTGATACTGGTGCTGGTGCTGATCCACCTGATAGTTCATTACCAGTAGCACGGATGTTAAGTGCGTTCATTGCAAGATCTGCAAGACCTGATTCTAATTCTGTAACTGTTGCTGCATATAGATTGATTAGCGTTCCATCGGCTAACTTGTAGTTAACCTGGAACTTTGTTCCTTCTGTAGCCATTTACTTTCCTCCACTTGGTTTGATGTTTAATCTAATAGATTCTTTACCAATTAACTTTGGTATAAAACCTAATAGTTTTTCTACTTGTTCAGAGTCAACTGTCTCACGACCTTTAACGGAAGTCCAACTGATCTGAATACCACTAGCAGTAACGCCAGTAGTTCCCTCGAAGGATGACTTCAAGGAATCCTTTTCTTTCTCCAGCTCTTTGATTCTTTCATCTAACTGTAGATACTTCAATGCGTGTGTGTCAACTTGTGCGTCCTCAATCACGACTTCACTAAGGACGATACGTTCTTTTATTATGCCTACGCAACCCATCTCACCGGATGCGTCATAGTACTGGCAGTAACTCTTACAGAAGTTAGCATCCTTCTCAGGTGCTGGTGCCTCTGTTAAATTCTTTACATTGCTTAACCATTGCAGTGCCTCTAGTGCCATAACCTCATCGTAAGGTTCTGTATGTATCCGTACATCGGATTCATCACCATCACGAGCAATCGCTACAAGGTTTACATCTTTAACTTTTGCCTTGCCAGACTTCTCTAACAGATAGCCATAGACCTGTACCTGCCAGCGCTGTTGCGCTGACGGGAAGTAACTTAAGTTCTTTACCTTTACTGTCTTCCAGTCAACAACTGATCCAGTTTCAGGAATAAACAAATCAATATGAGCCTTGATCCCGTCATACTCAACCTCAGTTTCAACCCAATACTTTTCACCATTAGGATCTATAGCCTCGATTGACTTCTCAATCTCTGAGTGGATAGCAGTACCCATAATGGCTGCTAGTTTCTTTAACTGAAAGTTAGTCTCTGGTTGGTCATTCAAACGATACCAAACCTTGCGCCGGCAACCACCAATTTCTGATGGACCCACCTGTGTCTGCTTACTACGAGACTTGTTAGCATCTTTCTCGTGCAGAACTGTTAATAATAATTCTTTTGGATTCACTCTTCTCCCCTTTCGTCTTCTTCAAAGAAACAACCGCATCCACCTAGATCATCATTGTCTATTAACTGAGGTTGGTCTTCTACTCTACGCCTTAATTCTATCAAAGGCAATGACCTTCTTACCCCATCTTTCATATCCATAAGTATGGATACATCCTTGCCTATATGCTTAATAATTTCTTGTTCTTTTGCTTCCCACATAGCAAAGCGTTCAGGCATAATCTCTAGCAACTTCTTGAACTGTGCTTGCCCTGCACGCACACAGCCACCACCGCAGTTGTTGTGGCTAAAACCTAGGCTGTATAGGCGTGGAGTCTTTAGCCCTTCAGCCTCAGCCCATTCAATTAACTCTTGTTTATCGTAATACATTTTGTCTTCTGTATGATAATAAGGTTCTGCTAATGGAGCAACAGCTTTATAGGGTTTGTAGTTCTTAACGATTGCTGGCAAGCGATGAGTTTCTGTCCAGTCAATACCAACATAAACAATAGTATCGTTTGGATCACAGTTTTCATTAAGCCATTTTCTAGCAGGTTTCTGTTTCAAATCAAAAGAGCAATGGGCTAATCGAGAATTTCCAAGGAACTTTTTATCCTTGAATACTTCCCAAATATCCCTGCCTTCATTGATATAGATGTAAGTTCCACCAATGTTCTTTACTGCGTCCTCTAGAAACCGATAGGTATCTTCATCCTCTCCAATATGTGGAGACTCAGTATTGCCCTTTACATCGGTAAAGACTAAGTAAAGATTATCTGTTCCAAATGTTGCAGCAACCATCTTTGCCGCAGCCCAGGATCCGATACCTCCTGAGAACATTACGACGTGCTTCAAGCGAGTTCCTTCTCAATAGCCTCTACGGTTGGGCAAGGAAATCTTTGACTAGCATATGCATCTTCATCGTACTGAATAGTGCAACCTTTACACCAGCCTATCGAAATTTTGTATGGAGCATCATCTTCATTATATGGCTTATGCAATTCCACTACTGCACGTAGTGCAGCATATGGAGTCTCTGGTGTGCGACTTTCTCTGTAGTTATGACTTGCTATATCTGCTAGCAGTTCTTCGTATGTCATCGCTCATCCTTCTTTGTAAGCCAGTAGTCAAAAGCATATGCCCCGACAAAACCAATTAGCAAACCGAACAAGAATCCAATCATTCTTCCCACCCTTTCTGTTGAGTAACTAATTGAATCGGTGGACAGGTATTGATGTCAAGAACCGACGCGATCTTTACTGCTCTTTCTGCTACAACCTTTGCCATTAGCAGGCTCTTGTACGAGTGTGGCTTCAAAGAATAAAGGTAACCGAGTGCATAAGGACCGCCACTTCCTGCGGTAAATAGACCGTGCTCACTTGCGTTAAATGACAAGTCTTGACCTATCGAGAACAGCATAGAATCAAAAGCAAGTAGATAGCAGAAGCTCGCATCCTTATCCATCTCATATCCATTATCCTTGAAGGCTTGCTGGATGCTTGGGATTATCTTCTTACCCATCCACTCAACGGGGTTCCCGCCCTTGTACACCGGAGGCTTCCAGTTATAGGTGAGGATATCGCCAGGGCGTGAGTCGCCAGTAACGCCGAGAATATACTTTCCGACGTGAATAATTTTCGGAGTCTGCGTAC